CAACTACAAGGGCCTATTCATTTCCTGCGAGATGGACGAGGTTCAGGTCATGAAGAGAATTATCTCTGTTGATAGTGGGGTTCCGGGGTATCACATCAAACGTGGTAAGCTTGAGACACGCGACATTATGCGTTATGAGAAGTCTAAGAGACGTATTATTAATTCTAATTTAAAGATCGTTGCAGGCTCTTTTACCATCACCGATATACTTTCCCTTGTATACAAGTTGAAGTACTCTCAGGGCTTAGATTATGTGGTTATAGATTACATTCAGAAGGTGTCATCTCCAGGCGCTCAGAACAGGACCAATGAAGTTGGTGATGTGTCAAGGAAGCTAAAGGATATGGCTAACGAATTGAAGATACCTGTTGTTGCTTTGGCTCAGTTGTCTCGTGCTGTAGAGCACAGGACTGATAAGAAGCCTATGCTGTCTGACCTTAGGGAGTCAGGGGATATAGAGCAGGATGCTGATATCGTGATGTTCTTGTATCGAAACGGATATTACATGACACCTGAAGAAAAAGAAAACAACTCTTCAGCTGATGATGGATATGCAATAATTGCCAAGCACAGGGATGGTGAATTGGAAGACATACAGCTTACGTTTGATTGTAATATTCCTGCTTGGAAGAATCCATACGATAGAGATGACGAAGATGACTATGTTCAGACTGCGATGAAGCCTAATAATAACTTTGATATATTCTGATATGTTTGACATTTTTGAAGAGAAGGCTCAACCAAAGATCTATTGTGTTGACCTTACAGTTAAGGCTAAGATACCTAGAAGAGGTAAGAAAAAAGAATACGATACACGTGTGTTTAAGCTTAAAAACTTACCAATACTAATGCATGACGGTAGTATCGCCACAAGTAAGCAGTCAACAAAATTGTTTACTAAGATATACGATGAGCATATACATCGTGGTAACTTTGAGGATGTCATATTTAGCATAGAGTCATATGATACTATTAAGTTTCTTTCAAACATATGCTACCATTTTGACTACGACTTGCACTAAAACAAAAATTTAATTAACTTTGATAAAAATATAAATATGGAACGTCAAATTTTGCAAGTACTTGATTTTCAGAAAGCTTTTAAAGTGAGTATGCCTGATCAACCCAAGATGCTTTCTAAGCGCAGGGCAAGACTTCGCCAGTCTCTACTCGAAGAAGAGGTAAAGGAACTACGTGAAGCAAACAACATTTTAGATGTCGCAGATGCTATTTGTGATATTCTTTACATTACCTACGGAACTGCTCATGAGTATGGCATCTCTGATCGATTGGTGATGCTATTTGATGAGGTTCATAGATCCAACATGAGTAAGATGGGTCCTGATGGTAAGCCAATCTTCCGTAAAGATGGTAAGATTCTAAAGCCTGAGACATACTTAGAGCCTAAGCTTAGACCTATACTTGAGCGTGACTTCAACGTTTACAAGAATAGTGAAGTCATGAAGGATGCGGCTGAGGTAATGGAAGCAATTGCAAAAGAAGAAAAGGATTTGCTTAACTCACGCATCGAAAACAAACTTAAGAAGCACCTCAACCTTTGGGATAGATTCCTTTATTGGCTTTTAAACAAGACTGAGAACAATCTTAAGAAGAAAATTGAGATTAAGTATCCGCAGTCTATTTACGGTGAAGTTGTTGTAAACATATATAATGAAGACTTCCCAATCCAAAACATCTAAGTACGGGAATAAAAAAATTGAGTTGGATGGTGTGAAGTTTGATTCCAAGCTGGAATTATTCTGCTACCAACAACTTAAAAGTTTGGGGCTAGAGTTCGACTTCCAAAGAACAATACTCTTGCAGGAAGGATTTAGATTCAGAGGTAAAGCAATACGACCTATTACTATGATTGTAGATTTTGTACTCCATTACGATGGACAAAAAATTTACATAGACACAAAAGGGTTTGCCACCGAGACATCTAAACTGAAATACAAGATGCTAAAGTTCTATGTAAGAGAAGACTCTACTGCTGATGTGGTTTGGCTACACTCCCAAAAAGAAGTCAAAGAGTTTATTAATGATTTATTAAGTAAAGATGGAAAGTTATGAAGTAAAAGAAGTATGGAAAGATGTACCTGGATATGAGGGATTGTATCAGGTAAGTAGTTTGGGAAGAGTTAAAAGCTTATCTAGAAGAATTGACTACAAAGGATGGCCTCACTATAGAATTGTGAAAGAAATCATTATGAAAGAAAGTATTTCATCTAATGGGTATAAATTTGTTGTATTAAGAAAAGATGGCAAACCCAAAAACATTAGAACTCATCAATTAATTGCTATGTCGTTTTTAAATCATGATCCAAATGGAAACAACATGGTGATAGATCACATTGATGGAGATAAGTTAAATAATAATTTATTGAATTTAAGAGTAATACATAATCGTATCAATATTTCTAAAGGTATGAGGCCTAATGGATTTACCGGAGTCCACGAAAGAAGAGGTAAATTCAGATCAATGATTAGAGTAAATAATAAATTGATTCACCTTGGCACGTATAGCACTCCTGAAGAGGCTAGAGATATTTATAATGATTATTTTAAAAAAGTAATATAATGAGCAGTTTAAATAAAGTTTGCCTATTAGGTAATATCGGTAAAGTAGAAGTGAAAAGCTTCGAGAATGGTAAGAAGTTAGTACAGGTGTCATTGGCAACGTCTGACGGTTACAAAAAGGGTGATAAGTGGGAAGAAAAAACAGAGTGGCATCGCTGCATCTTTGCTATCCCTGCCCTTGCTGATAGAGCAGCTTCAATTCAAAAAGGTGATAAGATCTATGTTGAAGGAAGCATCAACACTAATTCCTGGACAACCAAGGATGGCGAGAAGAAAGAGATCAAGGAGATTTCTTGTACAATCTTCAAGACGTTTGTAAAAGCAAAAGCGGATAATGATTTTCATCAGCCTACAACTCCGGTAACAGCGCCTAAGAGCAATGCTATTGAAGTAGATGATGATCTACCTTTTAATTAAGAGTTATAGTATCTCGTAATAAAAACTAAGTAACCAATTAAATTAATATACAATGCAAGAAAAATCACTGCACAACACCACTGCAAATGGTGCAAAGAAGAATGTTAAGGACATTCAATTTTGGGGAGACGGAGACACTTTCCGTTTAATTTCTAAAGCTTCATCTGAGGCCGAAGGATGGATGAAATCAACCAAGGCTATGCCGGTAGGTAAATCAGTTGTCATTCAGGTAACAACGCAGCAGCGCAATCCTGATGGAAGCTATTCAATTGCTGAGGCATTGACAACAGTTGACAATGTTATCATCCGTGAGTATAAAGTTGGTGACATTGTAGAGTCAAGAACTATTATTCCAAGAACTTTTGAGCACGAAGGAGTTTACGTCACAGCAGTTAGAAACGTAGCTTTAGAAACAGCCGAGTAAAGCTTGCCACTGACGAGTGGAACGTAACCTGCCGTGCATTGGCTGCGGTTCTCATCGTAGGGAGATAGGTTAGCCTTCCGAGAAAAAGGCATATAGCTCTATGGTGTAAGTAACACGGTCCTAATTTAATATGGTGTATACCAGGGCTAGTGTCAGTTCGAGTCTGACTAGAGCTACAAATGGTCATATAAGGCGCAAAACTATAAATGTTTGTACCTTACAAGACAAGTTAAGATAAGGGGTAAAAATTGCCACATAAGTTAAACCAAAATGTAATACAATGGAATGGATAAAAGTAACTGATGAATTACCTAAATCGGATAATACATTTTTAGTATATGATAACTATCAAGGGATAGTAGTTAGGTATTTCAATAAATTCCACAATTGTTGGGATGATGAGTATGGTGATGATTACTATTGCGATGCTATTGGAGGAAAAATTACACATTGGATGCCATTACCTAACGAGCCTAAAAAAGACGAACAATGAAGACAGCAGTAGAATGGTTGATTGAGGAGCTTGGAGAGTATTTTCCACACGAAATTGGAGGTATTCATTTAATGGTAGAAAAAGCCAAAGAAATGGAGAAGGAGCAGATTATAATGGCTTTTGCTAAAGGTTCTGATGAAGAGTCTGATTATCACGGTTTCCAATTTATAACACCAGATAAAGCAATAGAATACTACAACGAAACATTTAAACAATAAAAAACCCTCTACACCGGAGAATAGAGGGGGACTTACAAACTTCTCTGTAAGTGGGGTTGAGACAAAGATATTAAATTAAATAAATATGAGCGGAGGAAGATGGGAGTATAATCAGTATAGACTCACTGATGTGATAGATGACTTGAAAGGTCTTATCGAAAAGAATGGTAAGCCAAAGACCAATGAAGAGATAAAGAATGAGGGTTGGAAAGACCCTGATTGGTATGAGAGATATCCTGAAGATAAGTTTCACTACGAGTATCCTGATGAGGTGATTGAAGAGTTTAAGAAAGCCATTGACATCATCTCAAAAGCACAGGTCTATATACACCGCGCTGATTGGTTGCTTAGTGGTGATGATGGTGAGGAATCATTCATTAAAAGATTAAAACAAGAATTAAAAAAGCTATGAACGAAGTAGTAAAATTTAGAGAGAGGCTAAAGAAGATTGGATACGAGATTAAACTTGCTGGCAATGCGCCATGGATATATCTTGATTCAGTCAATGGAAATAAAGTGAAAAAAAGAGACTGGATTAATGCAAACCACGGGTATACCTTTGCTTGGTTTCCTAAAACAAATGATGATGACTTTACACTTAATTGGACTGACATAAAGTTCACTTTTAAGTTAATCAGGAAGTACGGCAAGCCTATTCATAAGTACAACAACGGGTTAGGCGCTACGCTGTGTCATGACTGTGGAGTGATTATATCTGAGGGCCTAACCAAGGACATGAAGTGCGAGAAATGTATAATATTTTATCCATAATCGGTTATTTTCCGAGTAAATGCATATTATATTACACATTTGGTGAAAAACACTTAAAAATAAAAAAAGGCCGATTAAAGAACCAGCCTTTGCTTTGCCAAATTATTGGCAACATTTTATTAGTGACTTTGTAAAAGTACGATAAAAAATTTAATTATGAAAGCAACACTACACTTTGAACACGATGAAAAAGATGAGCTACAAGATGCCATTAATGGTTGGAAATGGAGGCTTATAGTTTGGGAGCTAGACCAAGACCTTCGTGGTATAGTTAAACACGGATACTTTGGTAGCAGAGAAGCCACCGAAGCAGAGATTGAAATGGCAGACTACTGCCGAACAAAACTTAGACAATTAATTAGTGATGACGGACTAAACTTAGAATCATGACAGAATACGAATTAGACTTAACATCAGAAGATCTCGGAGAGATCATAGAAATACTCAGAGTGCAGCACTTTAAACTACACGCTGAACCATTCGCTAAGAAGATAGGATTGAAAGAAAATGTTCTCCTGTCAGTAGAAGAAGGACGAGGTCCTCACGGATTACTCGCCCTAAAGAAAATTAATGAAGCCTTCCATAACGTGAAGGTTACTTTTAAGGTACAAGTTACCTAGCCTTGGCCACGGTTTTTTTTAACATAGTTCTTAGAACCCTTAATCTTTGAAGACTTGGCCTTTGCATGAACGCCAGGTCTTTTCTTTTTAGGGGTCTCAAGCTTTGTGCCAGTGTTAATCTGCTTTGCCATTACTTAAAGAATTTACGTTTCTTGTCAGCACGGTTCTTAGATTGTGACTGACTTGTAGTTTTATTTTTAGATGTATGGGCTACATCCTTGCCATCTAGATTACCGTGTGTTCCATTCTTGCGATTGATCGCCTGTAGTACTGAACGGTATTTTTTTCTAGCCGGAGTAGAATGGTACTCAGTATCATACTCTTTCTTCTTCTCACGAGCTTCAGGATTGTTCTGATAGTACTTTGCAGTAGCAGATTTACCTCTCTTAGTTCCGGCCAATCGATTTCTCATAGGTTCTCTAGCATTTTGATCATTTTTGGACAAGGGTATATGTCCATCTTATCTTTTCTATAAGAATTATGAGTATAAAGACCAGGGACGTTTTTTAACGCATCTGTGTTTACAGAAAACATCTTCGCATAGTCAAAATCTAGCGGAATGTTATACAGGCCTTTCCAATAAAGTAATAGTTGGCGAACAGACTCAATTTGAGCATCCGTATATGAATGCCAATATATGAATCCTTTATAAGGTTTGTCCAATACGCATACGTCTTCTGCTTTGACTTCCTGATCAACGTAATTGTAAAACTTATCTCCTACTTTTTCAAGTGGCCCCCAATTACAAATCTCTATACCAATAGATGTCTTATCAAGTACTCTTGCTGGGACTTTGTAAGCTTTAAACACTTCTTGTTTGATGCCTAAATGATAAGCCCAATACTTAGATGAGAATACCTGCACGATTTCACCGTCTGTTGTATTCTTAGCGCCTTTACCTGAGATAAGTACGCACGTAGCTATTCTGCCTCGTTTGTCTGCATCCCAAGCTTTTGCCGTAGCCACTCCAGAGGCATTGCCAGCTGTGTGGTGTAATACAATCTGTGTTTTCTCATGTTCCTCTTGAAAAAACTCGTCTTTATTCAGGGGAACTTGCTTGATGTTAGATGGTAATTTCATTTCCACTTTTCGCTTTCTGTTTTAAGCCCTGTAACAAACTTCTTGAATGAAGAGAAAATATCTTTTCCTGTTACATCTTTGTAGTTTTCATTAATGCTTTTAACTTCTGTAAAAACTAAAAATAGAGCTATCGCTTTTGTCAGCAACAACTCTATAGCAATAAAATGAGCAATTATGTCTCCTGCAATAAACTTCTCTACTAAATAGAAAAATCCAATAGCACCGGAATAGATGAAAGCCTTTACAGCTGTTCTGTAGAATCCTTGGCTTTGTATTACATCCCAAAATTTTGCGTCTGTATTCTCTCTTCTTTTGTAGGATCTCCAAACGCCAAAACAAACGTCTATAAGTATAGCAATAAGAGCAATAGTGATTAATGGCTTCACCGGAGCGAAGATGGTAAGTAGTCCAGACAAAGCGAGTAGTATATTAGTTTTCATATCACGTTCTTATATAGCATTGAAGCAAAATATATAATAGCAAAAATAATTAAAAAAGCTAATACCTTGTTTAGGAGCTTCTTCCAGTATGGAACTTTATCATAGTACTTTACAGGTATTCTTCGTTCTATAATTTTATCTACATATACCGTATCACATTGCCCTTGAATGTAAACAGTGTCACCCTTCATCCACACCTTAACCTTAAGCTGTTCTTTCTCTAGATAAACAGTATCCAATAAAGCCTCTACTTTAACAAAGGTATCTACATGAACCTCAGGCACAATCACACGAACAGTATCGTGGATTGTTACACTATCAACGGTGAGTAAGTATGGATACTTCTCGACTAAGCGTGTAAATCTTTTTATAGGGCTGCAAGCTATAATTAAAAAAAATAATGGAATTAAGTACTTCATTTAATATGTTTTATGTAAAACGAATGTTTGTGTGTAGATGCTGTTTCCTGCATTACTGCTTCCCCATTGAACGGTTATATCTAACGTATTAGGAACGGTTGTATCAAAAGTGGTATTGTTTAACGAACTAAAGTCTATTCCTTCAAATGCATTTGATGAGTCTTTGGAATAAGTTAAAGCGCCTGATGTCATTATTTGAGCTGCCCCTGCTACACCTATTCTTCTAATTGTAAAATGAATGTCTAAGTCCCAATGTTTATTTGTAGTAGCTGGAAGTGTAACAAGTCCTGAATCACCTAATATTATTGATCCTGACTTTACTTTGATCCTAATTGTTTCATTATTTACTGACGATATGATGCCACTAAGCATAGAAACAAAGCTATCTCCCGTTTTAAATGAATTAGCAGGTACGGTTAGTATGCCTACTCCACCATCTATTAATGTTCCTTCTATAGTGGTAGCTGTAATTGGAATACTGTCGCTAGTCTGAGCAAATAATCCATCAGGTGCAGATGAGTAATCAGGTACGTTAAGCACGTTGTTTACGAACGTAGATGGCCCAAAAAAGCCATTCGTTGTGAGCTTTATTTTGTCTTGTTTGGTGTTTTCTAAATCTAGTATGCTGAGATCTACAGATGATAGGTGTGTATTGATATTACTAATATCAGATGTATGACCATTGAGCAACTTAGCTAAAGCCCTAATATCATCAATGTTCTTATTCGCAGTAAGGCCGTCAAGTATTTTTTTACCTTGAGGCCCTACCGGTGAATTGGTACGTTTAGATTTAGGCTTGTATGCCATTACTCACCTTTCAAGGCTTTTAACTCTTCATATAAAGCCAATAATTCAGCTTCTTTTTGAGCTACTAATTCTTCTTGTGTAGGTTCTTCTACTTCGATAAATTCAACTCGGACAAGTCCGTTGTCATCGTATATTTCGTGTCTTACTTGTGGCATGATTTTTTTTTTATAGTTTCCACATTGTTACTTGGATTGCTCCGACTACTCCCAAAAAATTTGCTGTTGCTGGCACTATTGTAGCTGGAGAACCAGATGCATAGTTGTATGCACTTGATGTGATGCCGTTAAAAACAGCACCTCCATTTACATATAATGGATACATACTTGTTTGCGCTACACCTGAAAAAGTAGGAGTTGATGAAGTGTGTATTGCAAGCCAATAAGGAGTTCCAGCAGCAAATGTAAATGTTGTTAGTATGTTTTTAGTTGCAATGGTTGCCGAGTCAATGTTTGCACTTTCATACAATTTGTTTAATGGCACTCCAGAATTATCGGAATAAATCAAAAGCCTAAATGTTGACCCCGCCACACCCGTAGTTACACCTATATCAAATTGGTTGCAAATAAATTCATTGCTTGGATAAAAAGGAGTAAATCTTATTTGATTTGCAATTGAATTTTGATTTTGTGAATTCGCTCCATTGAAAAATAAATTGGTTTGTTGATTTGTATATTTATATCCTTGCGGAATTCTCAAATGAATACCAGCCCCACCACCGCCGCTTATTGTTAAATCTCCAGATCCTAAAACTGAATTTCCATTAATAGTTTTAATGCTAGTTCCGCTTACTAATAAAGGCTGTAGTGAAGACCCATTATTTGTAATTGTACCGTTTACGGTTAGGTTACCATTTAATCTTTGATTTACCGGCATCTTAATTAAATATTAAGTTAAAAATTTGTTTATTGAGCTTGTAGTTATAAGCACCTAATAATTTACCCTCTATACCGCCATCTAAGGTTATTTCAAATGAGAGAAGTGTATACACATCCCCATCCTCTAACTGAGGCTTATGAGCGTAGTAAATTGTCTCAACTTCAGCAAGCTCAGCTCCTTCTAAAGGAACGGGAGCAAATCGCTGTTTAAGTTCTACTTTAAGGTCTGAAACCTCTTGCTCAGTACCATTGTTTAAGACATGAAGTTCTTGCTCCGTCAAATCTTGACTTGGGAACTTAACGAATTCAGTCTCACTAATTGCTTTATATCTATTCATGATTAATAGTTTACGACACCTGTAGTGTCAATTCCTAATACTACTCTTCCTCCATTTGTGGCGCCTACTGTAAATGTATCAGAAATCATAGTACATCTGTATATATCTGAATTTATACTTGTAGGAGCTGCACAGCAAAAAGACTGTGAACTTGAAATACAATTATTAATGTGTCCATAATTTAAGCCTTGTCTACCACAGAATGCAAGGTCTACACTGTATGCATTGCAGTCTGAAATTAAACCGTAATTACGACCACCTGTTGGGTCTAATGGAGTTACAACAAAACAGGCTTCAACTCCTGTTGCAATACAATTTACAATTTTACCGTAGTTTTCAGCCCAAGCACCAATGTTTTCCATTACTACAAACGACCTATTTACTGCGGTACATGATGATATCAGCCCTTGGTTTAAAAGTATAACCGACGGTTGTTGACCCACGCAAAAACTACGCGAACCTGTGCTCCTACAATTATGAATAGTTCCTGCGTTATTTACATTATCGTCATAAGCATACAAAAATGAATTAGATCCTGCTTGACAATTCTCAATAGTACCAAAGTTTGTTACAGCTCCGCCACCTAATCCTGTCTCTGAAGATAAGAATGAATAGTTTCCTGCGAAACAATTTCTATACACACCCGAATTACTAGGATTCACACCTACATAAGAAAAACCTATCGGGGCGACATCACTTGTGTATCCAAATGAGTAGTTACCCGCTGAACAATCTTCGATTACACCTTTAAATCCTCCGCAGAACGCGCCAAATGAATAGTCACCACCAACACAGTTCTTAATGTAAAGAAACTCATTTGCTCCTCCTGTAGTCTGAACAAGAAATGGTCCTGTTGAAAGGTAGCTATTTTTTGTGGTGTTAATTCCTGCTACATAAATATTTTTGCCTGTTCCTGTTGATAAAACACGAATACTTGAAAAGTACACATCAGTTAATCCACTTAATGACTCAAGGTCAATAAATGATTGGTCTACGGTAAAGTCACCTAAAGTACCCTCATTAAAGTTATAGTATCCCGGTGCAAGCAATATAATAACACGGTTTGTTGCTGATTTAGCCAATCCGTTTGGTGTCATTGCAATAGCAGCAGCATATGCATCCCTTACAGCCTGACCATTCTCAAGAGGAGTGCCATCAGCTAATACTGAAAGGTAGTTAGTTCCTTCCAGCTTAAAAGATCCACCACTAGAAATTGTAATTTGAGTACTCATTATTGATAAATAAAAATAATTAATAATTCTGACCCTGCCAATGATGTGTCATACGCAAAATTATAAGCAGTCATGTAATTATTTATAGCCCCTGCATCGTAAGAAATTGTTTCTCCAGGCTTTAATATCATACTAGTTCCGTTAACAACTATGGTTGCATCTGAAGTACCTGTACTAGCGAAAGATATAGAGCTTAAGTTTGAAGGTATGTATGTTAATGCATCTCCTGAAGATCTTATTATACCAGGCTGCTTTACATCTGGCAATATAGCTGCTGAAGAAAGACCAGACCAAGATGAAATGTCATTTACAGCTTGAATGGCTCCATTAGCATTATTAGTCCAACTTCCTTGGTTACTAATGTCAACTAAATATAAACGAAGAGAATTGTTCTTATCGTTAGCAATAAAGTTAATAATAACATAGTAGTTACCTTTTACGGTGTCGAAACCAGAAGATATACTTTTAAAAGTTGGGAACTCATAATACTCCACAAAGTTAGAGTAAGTTAATTTGAGCTGGCCATTTGTATTTGTAATAGCGTACATTTTTTATTTTTTAAACAATTCGTAAATAATAGCAGTCGTTTGCTTTTCTTCCATTAGCATCCGTTACTCTAACCTTAATTAGGGAATCTTTAAGATCAGGATTACTTCCGGTAAGTGAAACAGATGGACCCGTTGAAGAACCTGATATAGTAACAACTCCACGAGAATCCTGAACAAACCACTGATAAGTATATGGAGCGACACCTCCTGATGGAGTAGCTAATAATGTATTCCCAGTTGTTTTAGTCACATCAACATACACCTGATAAGTAGTTAGCGTAGTCAATGTAGTAAGGATAGCATTAATTACCTGCTGAATAGAATACGTACCGGCAGCAAGACCAATTGGATTAGGCGCAGTGATTACAACACTAACCATATTATCCAATTCATTTACCATATTGGTAGTATAGGCCTCAAGCAAGGCTAGAATATCATTAAGAGAAGCCCCACAAGGAACCTCCAATACATTTAGTTGTCCATCAAATACCGTGATGTCTGATGTCTTGTTAGGACAGTTATCAGAACAAGAACAGCTTTTGCTTCCGCAGTTAGTACAGCTCATATCTTAACAGTTACAGTTTTCATTCAAATTATTCATTAAGCATTGCTCGGTCTCTTCGCATAAAACACCATAAGGCAAACAATGCAATACATTCAGTATCAAGTGTTGCTTCGCTAGATCAGTCCATTCAGGTCCGCATTTAAAGCCAAACAGCTCTTTGCTACGAATAGCAGAAATACCGTCAACTAACTGATATTTCTTTTTCTTGATAAAATTACTAAATCTTGGCGTATAATAATTACAGCAATCAAAACACTCAACTCCTTTAATTGAAAAGTAAGTTAGTGTTTGCCCATCAACAGTGACTTCAGAGTACGTTGAATAAGCACCATATGGACAGTCTCCTGTCGCATTTGATGTCGATACCGTTGTAATACAATTTTCTACGCTCATATATTAAAATTTACGAATAGCTCTTACTCTTGAAGGAATAGTAAATTGATTAAATTGATATTGATACAAAGAACCACCAGCACGTGCAGCAAACATATTGTATGGTATAGTACTAGTCCAATATGTTTCTGATACATCTATTTTGTCACCAGCACCAAGAAATGTAATTGCTAAATTTATTTCAAAAGAATTTTGAAGAACTTTAAGCATTTCATATATAGAAGGTAGATACCAATCTGAATACCCACCATATACTAATTGATTACACGCATAAGCGGCATATGAAAAACCAATTGTTGGAATACCGAATAATGATACGAGTGAGGTTGTATTTGATGCTCCATCCTCAGATGAATTAGCTGATGGATTCCAAAATCCTCCTGGTGCAAATGAAAATAAATTATAAAGAGATCCGCCATTAAGGTATTCCATTTCATCTTCGCATAAAATAAGTCCACGTTCAACACCGGCAGAATCCTTCCATAAATGAGCAATAGTACCACCTTGATACTTCTCACCAATCCAATGCGTAAATGATCCAGCAGCAGCAGGGCCAACAGGACCGGCAGGACCTTGTGGACCCGTAGCTCCAATAGGACCAGCTACACCCTGAATTCCTTGAGGACCAGCAGGACCGACAGCTCCCTGAGGACCAGAAGAACCAGTAGGACCAGCAGGACCAACAGGGCCGATAGCTCCTTGAGAAGCAAGTAAAGCCCAATTCGCAGTAGCTAAGTTTGGAGGAGTTGTACCTGATGTTGGAGAAATACAAAAATATGATGCTCCATTATAACCAACTGCATTATTTAAAACGTAAGAAGTTCCCGATGTCCATGCACCTTGCCAAGTTAGTGCAGCAGGGCCAACAGGACCTTGAGGACCAGTAGGGCCGGCAGGACCGGCTACACCCTGAGGTCCTTGAGGTCCAACAGGTAAAGCAGTAATTAACTGACTACCTGCTAACTTCTTGGATATAAATGATCCACCTGGTTGTACTTCAGCAAGTTCAAATAAGTCACCAGCTTGAATAGCTGTGGTCTTAGCAGGTAATTGGGTTATCTTCTTATTACTCATTTTAATTTAGTTTTCTAAGGTTTTCGTATTCAGTTCTTCTATAAGCGTCTTCTTCGGTAATTCTGTACTCGTTATCACAGTCAGTTTGTATAACCCATGATGTGCCATTAAACAATACAAAGTACATCTCTCCGTCAACTTCAAAGAAGTAGTATGGCTTACCGTTTAAAGCTAATGTATTTCCGTATTCGTCTTTTACTATCTCGGCATTATATACTTGCTCAATAAATCCTTCTGCGCTTTGAATAGTCATTGTTACCTGAATTTGCTCATCGCAGCATCCACATTCGACAGCGCTAGTTTTAAATACATATCCTGATGATCCTGAATTCTGAGTGTAGATGTCTAATTCAACATCTGTATTAATATCACGGAATGAACCAATCGGGCAAGATAAATTCAATTCATTTATTTGTCCAACATCCTGATTCAAAATCGTATCCTTTAATGTCCACTTACCTGAGGTTGAATTAAAGTATATTAAGTAATGACTAAACGTACCTAAAACATTTGCATCAAATTCAAAAGAATGATACCCGTTAATTGATATACCTGCCCAATTTAAGTTCAGGTACTGACCATCACCATAAAGCATCAATAATGATAAACATTCTGTGTCCCAATCACACTGACTCAATGGACAATTAGACGCAGATGGTAGTAAGCCAAGTAATATTTTTGTACTTGTTATATCATCAATGTAGTAAACTTCCCAAGTTTGATTTACTTGATTGAAGTTAATGTAACAAGGAACTGTTGGTGATGGGCTTATAGCGATATCATCAAAACATATAAAGAAAGGGTACTCAGGTACAGATCCCTCATGACCAGTAAACACAACTGAGTCAATCATCAATCCATTCTGATAGATGTCAAGTTGAACACCGCAAGAACAATCTACAGCGGTATTACAATCGTTAGTGTGGTTACAGTTACAAGCCATTAGTTACAGCAACAAAGTGATTTAAGTATATCCATATGCTTCTGAGCGTTAACCCAGTCAAAAGCACAAGCAGCAAATTCTAATCCGTCCAAAGTAATTCTCATCTTCATAGCCTTCATAAATGATTTGTTGTCACACATATCTTTACAAGGGTTACTTTGCATACCACAGAACGCATCGGCAACAGCCTTACGATAGCAGTCTTCAATAGAAATGCAGGTAATTACAATTGTTTGCGAAGTACAGTAACGGGTGTCGCTGCAATCGCTAGTATCAGTATAGACAGACCAATAAGTGTGGCTCGTATCAAGAGAAGGATCAACAGCGGTAGAAGAACCAACAGCCTGATAAAGCACACCATTGCGGAGCACAATCGGCTTAAGGAACGCTTGATAGAATACATCGTCTTGCCAATTAGGATAAGTACATAATTCAACTTTCCATAGACCATCCTCATCAGTGTTCGTAAATGAATACGAAAACGTGTTGTTAGAAATAGAATGAGGTGGTATGGTGAAATCCCTATTAGCAATATCAGACGTAGCCATGATGTACGAACTGCCGTCACCACGAGTTATCGTAATAGTTCGGCTAGTAAAGTCAGCAGACGCATGACCAGGCAAATCGTTAGTCGCATAGTTAGATGTGTCCTTGAAAGTAATCTTTTTGCAGTCGCAAGATACCTCTAATGAACTACATCCGTCAACGAGTAACGAAGCTTTGAATGGATTGTTAATAGGTGTTGCCATTTTTTGTTATTGTTACAAATTTAAGTTTTTATTTAATTGTGTAATTTCTAGTACATTGAAGGGTACATATTATTGTAGTCAATATTGTAAATATCATCATACATTCCATTTTTCCTTGGTTTTTTAGCTGGCCTTCCTGCATCAATATTACCTTCACTATCAAACTCTGCTTTCAATGATGGGTCTAACAAGATATTAATCATATACTTAGTTGCCTCGTTATCAATCAAGATTTGTTTGATTTCTTCATCTGAGTATCCAAGTACCTTCATCTTATTAGTCAACGCTCTAGCTGCTTTCATTTCTTCTGCAACACGTTCGTTGGCAACAATTCTCGCTTCTTCTAAATTAGTTTTAGCCTCATCAAGTTTTGCTTTGGTTGTTTTGCCTCTGTCAAATTGATCCTGTACTTTTTCAAGTTCTTTTTTAGCGCTATTGAATTCAATTTTATGTTGATCTTGAATAGCTCCAAAGTGATCAAATTTAATTTTACTTGCATATTCTTTAGCTATATCTAAAGTTCTAGGCTTAAGACCAAAGTACATATTGGTTAATTCGTAGTAAGGATTCTTTTCAATACCAGGTGAAGCTTCACCGCCTTCGATAGCATCCATTAGTTTAGTTACCTGACCAACAACACCTGAAGGTAAAATTCTTTCAGATACAAAATACTGCAACTTCTCTACGAAGTTCATGTTTTCTATTTTCTTATCGTAGTCTCCGTACTGATTGATATTCATCAAAGTTTCAGCCAATCCACCGATAAATATGTCTTGAGTATAGTATGGTTTAAGAATTTCATCCGCCATTGCATCAAATCCATCCTCAGTTAACGCTCTAAAGTACTTCATGTAAAGCGTTTGAGGGTCAATTCTACTGATGTCTAAATAAGTATGCATTCCTTTTTTGTTATTATCAAGGTGCAAAGACATATTATATTGACGATACTCAGGCATTAATGATCTCATAGCTTCATCGTCATCATCATCGAATCCTGAAATAAACGCATTTACCATATTGTAAACCGCCATTGAGGCAGTACTAGTTACTCCAAGGCCAAATAATTTACCAAGTGATCTTGTGACTAATTTGTTAGATTCCTCATCAAATCCTTCTTTTCTCATTTTGACAGCGTCTGAAGCCATCTTAAATATATCAACAACAATATTTTTGTCATTGACTTTAGATTGGAAATCAAACTGAATAAACGTACCAATTAATGGGAATTTAGAAAGAGCCTTGATGAAGTCAGGTGATCTATCGTATGTAGGCATTTGTTTACGAACGTCAATCGCAGTTTTCTCACGCATACGCTCTTCAATCACCTCAGGTGCAACACCTTGTTTTGCTAACACAGATCCGTATGTAGACCAGTTCTTTTGCTTTTCCTGTAAGTACATTGTAGCCTTAAACATAGAGTCTGAGAATGCATAAGATGCAGTTAAAGCATCCCAAGTATCGCCCATAAATTGCTTAGACTTACCAATAATTTGAGTCATTTTTTTCTGAACTAACTCATCTGGTATTGTAGTATCAAATGCTGCTTCAGTTAGTTCTCTGAGCATTTCAACATCTATGTTTGTTCCTATAACACCGGTGGCTGTTAATTCCTCTAATAATACTTTTGCTTTTTGCTGAGGTGTTAATTGAGTGAAATCGCTAACACCAAAGTATCTTTTTTGATCTTCGTTTAGACCACCTACAATTTGTACTTGATTTCCATTAGCATCTACCACAACTCCTTTGTTGTACATAGCGCTATTATTTGCAAGAACTGAAAGTGATCTGATTATTGTAGGTACGGTATTTAAGAATGTAGAAACTACGTTTTCTTTTGATAAAACTTTATCACTTGAAAATCCTTGCTCCAATGCTCTCATGGCGCTAGTCATACCAAATGGTAAGTTACCAGTTTTAAGTAATTGGAAATAACCTGATATGTAGTTGGCAGCATTGGAACCAATAGACAATACAGTAAGATAAGCTTTAGTAAATGAAGATGCTGATGTAGCAACTCCAATTAAACTATCTCCTGCCATTCCTAGCTTAGACATTGTTTTATTTCTCTGTCTGTCAAATAAATTCAATGGTGTAGCCCTAACAATATCAATCAATCCAGGAGTTCTATCGTTTAGGAATCTATTTAATTCAGGAGAAACATAGTATCCACGTAATCTACTTCCAGGATCACTAATTAGAACGGTATTGTTCCCTGATGATTTTCTAGTCGCTAAGTATCCTGAGTCAATAATAGACTGCTCCATCATTCCTTTGTATAGGATTTCAGATTGTTTTGCGATAGTATTAGCGTAGTTAGTAGCAGGGTCCTTAATTTCACGAAGGAATAATCTATATGTCTGATCTAAGTTTCTTTTCTTTTTAAGAGCACTCTTAGCTTTTCCTGATGTTAATGACTTCTGAGTATGTACGAATGCAGATAAAGATTCTTTTTCTTTTACAATTTCATTTAAGTGACCGTAAATAGCTGACTCATTAGCCTCAAACTTCATTCCTGCATCAGAAATATCCATTGGAGCATAGAAGTCAAAAGAGCCTCTACCTGTTCCCATTTTTACTTTTCTGATGTTAATAGGTGCTCCATTCAACTTAAGTTTAGCATTATCCTTAAGGAATTGCTTAAACTCATTAACACTATTAAATTTCTGATCTTCTGTTTTGATACCAAATCCATTTTCAAAACTTACAGTAACACCTCCTGTTGGAGATACATCATAATTAACTTTTGATGCGGTTTGATATGCGCCATTAAATACCCAGTCAAGAATTTGATTTCTTTCAGCCTCACTAAACAAGTCCATCCATTGACCATTGTAATTTCTTCCAGAAAACGCATAGTAAGAAGTGTTTACATAGATGTCATTATTGCCTGTAATAGTAGCTACAAGGTCTCCGTTGAATAATCCTGATGCAGCTAATTTCTCCTGAAGCATATCAATCTGATTACGCATAGAATCAACTACAGGCTTAATCATCATAAATGCTTCTTGGTCATTTGAAAACCAATCATTTCTATCAATTGGATCAGACAAAGATTGATTGACTCTTAATAAAACATCAACTTTATCTTTACCTGTGGCTTTTACATAAGCTTTAACGGCTCCATTAAGGTCATTTACTGTATCCTTAACTCGGTTCTGCCATAGTTGAATATCTCTACGTGCTTGCTTTAATCTATAAGCTTCATTCTCCTCAAGTCCTTTATTAGCAAAAAAGTTAGTTCTCAACCAATGTGAAGCAGGGCTTTGTGCTGCACCAACAGATTTTGAAACAGTAATACCACTTAAATCACCCTTCATTAAGTCGCTTAACTGATCTTTACTAATCATTGATATAGGGCTATTCCTATTCAATTCCTTAGCCATAGCTTTTACGTAGTCATTAATATCAGCTCTACTTAAGTCAATCTTAAGTGAACCAACTTTAAATACTCTAGCTATACTTTGCCAAAGTTCCTTGAGCCAAGAAATAATTGGAGACTTACGTCTATCTTCAAATACTTTTTCAGCTCTATCAGCAATCATCTTAGAAAGTGCTTCAAATTGCACTTTTTTCTTATCACTAGGTGTTAATTGGTCGTATGCTTGGTTGCCGTGAATATACCCATATTCTGAGTCATTCATAACCTCATCAATGTACTCAGTAGCTTCCTCAGCTAATTTTAATCCACGGTTGTATAAAGAAGGATTGATTTGCTCAATTGCCATTAAATATACGTGAGCATATTCCTCAAATGCTGTATTACTGTTAGCAACGCTAGGGTTAAGGTAAATAATACCATCGTGAAGTAGTGCAGCAGCATAAGGACTAGCGCCTAATTTATTAGCTATGTTGTCAAATGCGCCTTGATCAACAATAAGCCCCCCACTAATTCTACTTAAGTTAGGGAATACTTTTTCTAGTTGTTCAATTAGACCGGAAGCAAAGCCAACAGCAGCACCCCTTCTTTGGGTAGCCATGTGTCTTTTACCTTTCTTAGGTTTCTTTTTAGTGTCTTCAGCGGTTGGAGCTTCAACAACTTCTACTGCATCAGCGAATGCTTCACTATCAATAGT